CTTGCCCCTGCTGCGGTAGAACTTACTTTGGCATACATGCAATTTGACATGATACTGAATGAAGCTTTTGGTGACACTGCTTCCAGGGAATATCTTATCCGAAGGGCAAAGGAAAGAGGTCTTGAACCTGAACCTGCAACTCATGCAATATTGAAAGGCGAATTCACACCTTCAAATATTGATGTACTGAACAAAAGGTTCAACCTTGGTTCATTGAACTATGTTGTCACTGAACTGATTTCACCTGGTGTTTACAAAGTACAATGTGAAACAGCAGGAACTATTGGTAACCAAAGCCTGGATGACATCATTCCTATTGACTACATTGAAGGACTTGAAACAGCAAGACTTACAGAAGTTCTGATTCCAGGTGAAGATGAAGAAGATACGGAAGCTTTCAGACAACGGTATTTTGCATCATTCAGTGAAAAAAGCTATGGTGGCAACATTACCGATTACTTGACAAAGACAAATTCACTTCCAGGTGTTGGTTCAACCAAGGTTACACCACTTTGGGATGGTGGTGGAACAGTTAAACTGACCATATTGGATTCAAGCTTCAACAAGGCAACACCAACATTGATTGATTTTGTTCAGAATGCAATTGACCCATCCCCACAAGGTGAAGGTTGGGGAATTGCCCCGATTGGTCATATTGTAACAGTGGATACAGTTGAAGAAGTGACTGTTGACATTGCTGCAACTATAACCTTTGATACTGGGTATTCATGGGCGGCACTTCAAGCACAGGCAATTGCAACACTGGAAGAATATATGCTTGAATTAAGACAGGACTGGGCAAGTCAAGGAAATTTGATTGTCAGAATTGCACAGATTGAAACAAGATTACTTGCAATTGAAGGCATCCTTGATATATCGGGAACAACTATCAATGGTGTTGCAAGTAACTTGACCCTTTCAACTTACCAAATCCCTGTGTTGGGAAGTGTAACAGCATGAGCAGAGAAATAAGCTTGATTAGTTACCTTCCCCCCTTCCTTCAAGGGTACAGGGAAATGCAAGCAATAATGACCGCTGAAAACCCTGAATTTCAAGCAGTCAGTGATGAAGGTCAGGTAGTATTGGATAACACATTCATCCTGCACTGTAACGAAAAAGGAATTGCCCGATTTGAAAGAATGTTAGGAATTTATCCTTTACCAACTGACACCTTGGAATCAAGGCAATCAAAGGTTTTGGCAAGATGGAATGATGTTGTTCCCTATACCTTGAAATCATTCCTGTCAAAGCTGATATCCTTACAAGGGAATGAGAACATCCAAATAACAATATTCAATGACCAGTACAAAATTCAGGTTGTCACACACCTTGAAAAACAAGGTCAACAGGATGCTTTGGCTTATCTGTTCAGAACAATCATTCCTTGCAACTTGGTTGTTGAATCTATCAACATACTGGATGTACAAACAAGCGGTAACATGACATTTGGATGTGGTATCACCCATGCGGATATTGAATTCATCACCAATGACATCAATGAAAAGGTTGATGAAGTCAGTGAAGCAGTGGTTGGTAATGCTATCACAAGCACTGAAATAATAAGTATTACAACAAGTATCTAAAGAAAGGTGGAAAAAGAAAATGGCAGAATTCAGTCCATTTGTAATCACAGGTAAAGGACAGGCTTTGATGGCAAAGCTGATTGCAGGAAGCGGAATAGCTAACTTTTCAGCAATCAAAACATCAAGCACTGTCTATACACAAGAACAGCTTGCATCATTGACTTCCTTGACCAATATCAAGCAGTCAGCAAGCATTTCAAGCATCAGCAGAATCAATAATACTTCTGTAAACATCAAGGGTGCTTTGAACAATAAAGACCTGGCAACTGGTTACACAGTCAACACCATTGGTCTTTATGCAATTGACCCTGATGAAGGTGAAATCCTTTATGCAGTGGCAAGGGCAACACAAGCAGGATATATGCCCCCTTATAACAGTATCACATCCAGTGGCATCCTGTTTGACTTTGTAATCACTGTCGGAAATGCTGCTAATGTGACGGTTACAGTCAATCCTGCTGCTATTGCTACACAGGCAGATATCATTGCAATCAACGCAAAGATTGCTGACTTGGCAGGATTTGTTGGCTATACGGAAGATGACATCTATGGTGTTGAAGTCGATTTTGCGAATAGAACATTCACAAGACTTGCAGGTGCAGTTGGAAAAACACCTGGTGCAGACTTTGACAGTATCCTTGCTTTCGGTGGCAGATACCGCTGCAATTTGACTGATGAAGGTGTTGAAGTTGCCAAATACGGTGACACAGGATATACAGAAACAGGTGCTTTGACACAGGCTATTACAATTGAAGGTGTCACTTATGCAGCAGGCACACCAGTTCAGGTCATGGTTAAGCAACCCAAATTCTATTACAAGGTTGTTCCACTGAAACTGGAAAAAAATGATGCAGAAGAAATTGACAGAATTGAATTCACAGCAGGTGCTTCATCAGATGGAAACATTACCATCACATTGAATGGTCAAAACTTCAATGTGGCAGTCCTTGCATCTGAAAACACTGCAACAGCAATTGCAACCAAGGTCAGAAATGCAACATTCAATGGTTGGACAACAGGTGGAAGCGGTGCAACCGTAACATTCACAAGAAATAAGAAAGGTGTGTGCGCTGCACCAACATTCAACGGTGGAACAACAGGTGTAACTGCAAATGTTGCAAGAACACAGGTTGGATATATTGGCAAAGGCTTCAAGTTGCGTAAAGCAAGATATTATGTCAGCATGACCAAGAAGGCAGGATTTAAGGTTCATCCCGCTTTTGTTCAAAATGGTGTTGAAAGAGAATTTATTTATCTGTCAGCATATGAAGGTTCGTTGTATGATGTCAGTGCTTCTGCATATATTTTGGATGATTCACAAGTTGCTGACTTCAATACAGATAAGCTTTCATCCATTGCTAATGCTAAACCGATTTCAGGTTTGTCACAGAATTTAACAAGAAGAAATTGCGGACTTCTTGCTGAAAATCGTGGAAATGGCTGGTATCAGCAATATGCTGCAACCATTGCATGTTCACAACTTTTGTTCACCATTGAATATGCATCAATGAACACACAATCAAAGATTGGTGCAGGTGTGACTAATAAGACAGATGATGGCGCAACAAGTATGACTGAATTGACTGGTGCAACAACCAACCTTGGTAATGCAAGCGGTTCTGTCACAAACACCAATGGATACAATGTTGTATCTTATCGTGGTGAAGAAAACCTTTGGGGTAATATATGGAAGTTCACTGATGGCATGAATGTCTATTGTGATGCATCACAGGGTATTCATAGCTTATACATTGCAGACAATGCCTTTGCAGAAAGCAAAAACACCGACAATTACAAAGATGCAGGAATAACCCTGGCAACCAAAGAAGGCTATGTTTCAGCAATGGCATATAATGAAGAATTTGACTGGCTGTTCGTACCTGCTGAAACACTTGGTGACAGTGCTTTGCCTGTTGGTGATTACTTCTATCAGAATGTTTCATCATCCACTGGGTACAGGATTGCTCGATTGGGCGGTTCTTGGAATAGTGGTTCTTATGCGGGTGCTTTCTATTGGCATGTGAATTATGCCCCTTCGGGTCGTTATCGGACTATCGGCGGGCGCTTGGTGTATGTACCCCCTGTTGCTGCGTAACTTGAAAATTTAATATAAATTGGGCAAGCAGTCTGACCCTTTACAGGGTATAACCACAAAACAAGAGAAAGCTTAATCGGATTACTCAATTAGGCAGTAATTGGAATAATGGTTCTAATGCGGGTACTTTCTATTGGAATGTGAATAATACCCCTTCGAATCGTAATCGGAATATCAGCAGGCACTTAGTAAATGCACAAAACAGCATCCTTGAAACACAGGGTGCTGTTCTATTTTATAAACCATGTGTGAAGCTGCTTGCCCTGCCTCTCGGCAAAACATAAAAAGAATGATTAGACTGTATTGGTAAATTTGAAATTAGCTTTTCAAATTGAAGATTTGGTCTGATTGTGCATACAAAGGAAGTTCAACATATATGAAACGACATATTCACCCACTTAATAACCCAAATTGCACCTTGTGGGAAGCAATATGTGATATGGAAAACCTTAAACTTGCACATCAAAATGCAAAGAAAGGTAAAGGGTGGTATGCAGAAGTAAAAATGGTTGATGAAAATCCCGAATACTATCTTAAATTACTTCAAGAAATGCTGCTGAACCACACTTATAGAACTTCTGAATATACAACCTTCATCAAACAGGACAGCGGAAAAGAAAGAGTTATTTATAAGCTTCCTTACTTTCCTGACCGCATATGTCAATGGGCGATATTGCAGGTCATTGAACCAATACTGATAAGGAACTTCACTGACGATACCTATTCAGCTATTCCTGGCAGGGGTATTCATCAAGCATTTACAAGAATTAAAAAAGCTGTTCAAAATGATGTTCCAGGTACACAGTATTGCTTGAAACTTGATGCAAAGAAATACTATCCATCAATAAACCACAACATCCTGAAAGACAAATACAGGCGGTTGTTCAAAGACAATGACTTGCTTTGGTTACTTGATGAAATCATTGATTCCACACCAGGTGACACAGGCATTCCTATTGGGAATTACCTTTCACAGTACAGTGGCAACTTTTATCTGTCATCCTTTGACCACTGGCTGAAAGAAGTGAAAGGGGTTAAGTATTATTACCGTTATATGGATGACATTGTTATCCTGGCAAGTTCAAAAGAATATCTGCATCAGTTAAGGAAGGATATTGCTGAATATTTTCACAAAGAATTAAAACTTTCAGTTAAAGAAAACTGGCAGGTATTCCCCACATTTGTCAGGGGTATTGATTTTGTTGGATACAGAATCTTCTTGGGATATTCACTATTAAGAAAGACCACATGCAAGCAGATGAAAGCTAAAATGGTGAAAATCAGAAAGAAGGTGGAAAGCGGTCATGAAATGAACTTTTCAGAATGGTGTTCAATCAATTCATATAAGGGTTGGTTGATACACTGTGACAGTTACCGATTAAAAGCAAAATATATTGACCCAATTCAGAAATATGCTGATGACTATTACATCAAAAACATTAAAAGAAAGGTAGCGTGAACAGTATGGTGGACTATGGAAAACAAAGAAGCACTGTGAAGCCTGAACCAATGGTACTTGATGAAAACAGCGTTTGGGTCTATTCCAACATCACACCTGTGGAAGAAACTGTTGGCGAAGAAACATTCAGCGGTTGGGAATTCAACATGGTGCAGTACACCAAGGATGAATATATCAGTCTGTTGGATAACCAGTTGACAGACACACAGCTTGCACTGGTTGAAGTTTATGAAATGATTATGTCTTAATGACAGAAAGGAACGGTGAATCAAGATGGCAAAGGTTTATGCAGACCTTATCAGGAAGGGTCTTAAAACAATTGATGATGTTCCTGAAAAATTAAGGGCAGAGGTTCAAGCAATCTTGGATGCTGATTCCAATGCTTAAACTGCTTCTATTATTTTTATTCAGAAAGGATGTGGTTGTGATGGCAGTCATTTATGCAACTTTAATTGTCAAGGGCAAAAAGACCTTTGCAGAAGTACCTGCTTTGATTAAAGAGCAGGTCAAACAGGTTCTGATTGACATTGACTGCGGTGATTTGGCGATTGAATAGCACTTGAAATCATTAGGGGGTATTAAGGCATACCCCCGAAGAAAAACCCCTTCACAGGTCAAAATGAAAGGCTTGTGAGGGGGTAATTTTTAAGAAAGGGGATATGTCTATGACAATTGAAGTTGCCCTTCTGATTTCAGGTGTATCCTTGGCATTTGGAATCTATCAAGGGATAACAAACATGAGAAGAAACAACAAAAAGGATGACCAAAACGAAGCTGCACAGTTGACCACAGTGATTGTGAAGCTTGAAAATATCGGCATTGGAATTACTGAAATAAAATCAGAAATGTCCAAATTGAAAAACGATATTAAGGAATCCAGGGAAAGACTTATCAAGGTTGAAGAATCGGCAAAACAAGCACACAAAAGGCTTGATACCCTTGAAAAAGTGGTAAGAGGTCTTGATTCAGATGAATAAAAACAAGGAATTTTCAAAAAAGCTTCTTACACAAACAAGGTATATCTTTATTGCTTCATTGATTGCAGCATGTGTGTTTGCCTGGCAAGGAAAAGACACCAGTGTGTTCATGTACATAATTCCTTCCACTGGCGGTGCATATGGTGCTGCAATTGTTTTCTATCTTAACAAGGCGAAGATGGAAAATGTGTTCAAAGGCAAAATTGCTTTTCTGGAAACAAAGCTGAATCTAATGATGAAATATCCTTCTGAACATCATGAAGAAATTGAAAGTGAACTTTCAAAAATAGATGCAGCATTGGACAGCAAGATTGACAGCACAATGAATGAAGCAGTTCAGGAAGAAATCAGCATTCAAAATTTTTAGAAAGGTGGTAATCTCAATGAAGATTAACTGGAAACAAAAGCTGACAAGCAGAAAGTTTTGGGCAGCAATAATCGGTTTTGTAACAGCATTGATGGTTGCCTTTGGTGTGAATGACCTTACCATTGAACAGGTTGTTGGTCTTATCACAGCAGCATCCACATTGATTGCTTACATTATCGGTGAAGGAATGGTGGATGCTGCAAGGCTTAATGCAGAAGCATCCGCAAAAGATGAAAGTGAAGGTGAATAATCATGGGATACACAAACAGTCCATTGGTATCATATACCAAAATATCACCGAATAAAACCAGTCCAAGAAATCACAAAATTGACACTATAACCATTCACTGTGTTGTGGGTCAATGTTCTGTTGAAACCCTTGGTGAAATCTTTGCGAAGGAAAGCAGACAGGCATCTTCCAACTATGGTATTGGTTTTGATGGTAGGATTGGAATGTATGTTGAAGAAAAAGACCGTTCATGGTGTTCTTCAAATGCAGCGAATGACCACAGAGCAATCACCATTGAAGTTGCATCAGATACAACACATCCCTATGCAGTGAATGATAAAGCATATGCTGCCCTGCTCGATTTGGTTACTGACATATGCAAAAGAAACGGTATCAAGCAGCTTGTATGGTCAACAGACAAAAATCAGCGTGTGAATCATCTGAATGGCTGCAACATGACTGTTCACAGAGATTATGCAAACAAATCATGTCCTGGTGATTATCTGTACAACAGGCATGGTGAGATTGCAGCAGAGGTCAACAGAAGGCTGAATGCAGAAACTTCACCTTCAACACCTGAAACACCAAAGGTCTTATACAGGGTTCAAACAGGTGCTTTCAGCGTGAAATCAAATGCTGATGCTTTGGCTGCAAAGCTTAAAGCAAAAGGGTTTGATACCTACATGGTGAAGGTTGGTTCTTTGTACAAAGTCCAGGTTGGTGCTTTCAGTGTCAAAGCAAATGCAGATGCCATGATGAAGAAACTAAAAGATGCAGGATTTGAAGCTTTTATCACAACCGAAAGCGGAACACCAGTCACCATTGAAGCACCAAAGACTGAAACAAAAGTCATCAAGGTTGGAAGCAAGGTCAAAATCAAACAGAATGCACCTGTCTATGGTAAAACAACAAAATTTCAGTCCTGGGTATATCCCTTGACCTGGATTGTGCATTCAATGAATGGTGACAGGGTTGTTGTCAATAAAGACACCACAGGTAAATATGCAATTATGTCACCTGTGAAGCTGTCAGATTTGACCATTGTGGAATAAAAATTTTGTTACTAACTTGTTACTAACCACCAGGTTTTAACCCTTTCTGACTGGTTCAAAAAGTTCAGCAAACCCTTGAAAATAGCGTGTTTTCACTGCTTGCAAAATGAACAAATTCATGATATAATATCCACAGATAACCCCGAACTGCTTATTTTATGCGGTTCGGGGTTATTTTTGTTACTAACCTGTTATTAGTTCAATTCCGTTCAACCTTTTTCTTGTCTATCAATTCAATAGCTTCTTTCAGTTCCTGAATTGTTTTGTGAGTGTAAATTCGTTCACCTACTTCTTTTGATTTATGCCCCATCATTAAATCAATGCACACTTTGTTTGCACCTGCTGAATCAAGCCTTGACCTGAATGTATGCCTGCATTCATGGGGTGTGTGTTCCATTCCCAACTGTTCCATGATGGCATTCCAAAAGATGTAATACTGACTATTAGACATTTTCTTTCCTTCATAGCTGAAAAGGTACTTATTTCCTTGGTCTTTTCTTCTTTGAACAATTTGAACTATCTTGGAATGAATGGGTACAATACGGTCTTTACCTGCTTTGGTTTTGATACCACCCTTGATTGTACCTGCTTCCATGTCCACATTATCACTTTCAACGGACAACATTTCACTGATTCGGAATCCAGTGTAAAGAAGAAATAAAACTGAATCAACCCATTCTTGGTCTTGGATTTCCCAAACCTTTTCAACTTCTTCATCAGTAAAAGGCTTCTTGTTTGTTTCGGGTATTGGTTCAGCACTAATCAATTGTGAATAAGACTTATTGATGATATCAAGTTCCAGTGCAAATCTATCCAGGTGACCAAACAAATTCTTAATTGCCCATTGGGTTGAATATCCGCATCCACAATTGTCAATGCAGTCTTGCATGTGAAAAGACCTGATTTCCTTATACTTCATTCCTTCAATCTTCTTGCAATGCTTATAAGCTGATTTCAATGACCCCTGCAATGATTTACTTAATTTTGGCAACTTCTTTTCTGACCACTTTTCAAATAGTTCTTTCAGAGTAATCTTTGCGGCATCAATATCATAGGGGTTGCGGTTGTATTCAGCAAGAATCATCAAACCTTCTTCCCTTGTTTCACAATATCCAATTGTTTTATAAATAGGATGACCCTTGTCATTCCATCCCACTGTTTTACGGATAACAAATGGTTTTCTGCGATTACCTGAAAGCTTGGCAACAGTTCCATAACCATTCGGATTCTTGATGATGTCCACCCCCTTCCATTTGGTTGCACCTTACAGGTCAACTTTCTTGATTGAACCATCAGATGAACTTCTAAATTCATCAATGAATTTCTTTGCAGAAATGAATGAAGCTGTTGCATCAAAAGCGATATAATCAACAGAACCATCTTTTTCATAAGTAAAAATAAGATAATGATGCACTTCCTTGATTTTCTTTTCTTTTACCCTTCCACCAATTAAAGCACCAACAGCACCAAAGAGCATTGCACCACCAACAGCACCTGCTGCACTGGAAACATACTGCTTTTGAATTTCCATATCACTTGTCATTGAAATATCAGTGATTTTGCTTTTCGTCAGATTGAACTGTGTGCCTTTTGCATTGATTTCAATTTTGTCAGGATATGAATATAACTGACACAAAGTGTGCTCTGGAACAGGTAACCCTGCGGTATGTGGTAAAGTAATAAATAATGATGCACCTTTTGATTTCAATTCCTTTTTCAATTTCTTCTTGGCTTTGGATGTTGAAACTATCATTACAATACAAAAGATAATGAACAGCACCAACAACCCTATAACAAAGAATTCCATAAGTAAACCACCTTTCATTTAATATATTTTTGAATATACTTAACCCATTCATCTATCTTGGGCAAGAAATCCTGAATATTACCTTCAATGGAATAGTGCTTATATAAACCCTTTAATATTTGCATAGTGTGTATTTTTCCTTGAAGCTTAACTTTACCAACTGGATAACCTGCATATTCAACAGCAAGTGTTCCATTTGACATTCTAATTAAAGTGATACGATTCTTCAATTTTGCTTCTTGTAATTTTGAAAATAAAGTTTCAAAAAATAAGCTTTCCAAGTCATTTATTTCATACACTTTTGAAGGTGGAACTGAATTATATCTGATGCTGCAACTAATCATAAAGAATCACTTCCTTTCTTTTGATGTGTTACACATGTTACGGTGTTACACATCTTTTCTTATTACTTTTATTTTTAGTGAATATATTAAAAATGTAGTTATTATGAAGCCTTAAAATATAAGAAATAAAAAGTAACCGTAACAACTGTAACAACCGTAACACATCACTTTTCAGTGTATTTTTCAATCATTGTTAGGTCAGTAAGTGTTTCCAGTGCTTTATCCTGCCCCGCTGCATTGAGTTGGTTAAAAAGTTCAAGTAACTGAACTACTTTCTTTCCATATGAACATTGAATTTGTTCAAGAAGTTTAGTCTCTGCTGCATTCTTTTCATATAGCAACCTTTCCATTGGAACATCATGCCCCATCAACCAAGCTTCTGAAACATCCAATGCCTGGGCAATCAAATATAATGCCTTTTGTTTAGCTTCATAAACTCCATTTGTATATTGACTGATTCTTGCTTTTGATAAGCCTGTCCTTTGTGCAAGTTCAACGGGCTTCATTCCCCTGATTTCCAATGCTTTATTCAACCTATTCTGGAAGGTATCTCCCACGATATCACCACCTTTCATTATCTATTTAATTATATTCCAGGAGTTTGCTATATTATACATTAAAGTTAAGGAAATTTCAAGAAAAAACTAAAAAAGTTAAAGAAAATTATAAAAATCTATTGACACAAGAAGTTAAGGATGCTATACTGTGTACAACAGGTTAAGGAAACTTAACTGTTACATCACCCAAACATTGAAAGGACTGGTGGATAAAATGATGAAATGTGAATTTGATAACCTGGTTGGTATAACAACAGACCCTGCTTGTTATGAAAAGATTGAATATGTTTATATGAATTCGGATTTCTTTGATGATGTAAATGGTAAACAGCAGATTGCAAATTTTTATAAACACTATGACATGAACGGTATTGAAAGACTATATAGAGAAACGAAAGCGAAAATTGAAGCACAGGAAAAAGCAAAATCACTTAAAAATGCTTATGCTGAACTCTATGAAGAAAACAAGCGCATGAGATTAGCACTTGAAAGAATCAAAGAACAAGTCAGGTTAAATTTACTTGACTGTGGTATGTGAAGGGGTATTTTCCCCTTCACAGAAAGGATTGGTGAATATTATGAGATTGAATTATTATGAATTTCCTGAAACAGTTGATGAAAGTGTTCTTCATGAAAATGGATGTAACAAAGATGACCGCATATTAGGTGGAATATCAGTTACAACTGCAAAGAAACTGCTTAAAGAATTTGGTGGTGCAGCTTGGACAGAACATATTGATAGAGAAGGCGGTTGTTTTGAAGTCACAGAAATAAAATTAAAAGGTAATAATAGCAGATTCAAATACAATCATCATTTATAAAAGGGTTGGTGAATGAAATGACAAAGCAACAAGAAGTTATGGTTGAAAAAATTAAAAGATATATTGAAAAGCATGATTTGTTTAATAATGACCCCAAATATGAATTCAAAGAATTTACTGTTGAAGAAACTGATTATGGAACAGTTATTGTTTATTCTGTGACTGGTTTGAAAAATGATGAAGGAACTATGGCTGCGATATTTTGCAGAACTATAAGACATATTTTTATTGGTAAGCGTGGCGGTTTGAAAAGTCAAAGATGGGATGACAAAAAGAAAAAGTCAATAGCATTGAACGGTTGGTCAGATGTCATGATTTATGGATATAGTCATTAAAACAAAGGGGGTGAATGAAGTGGAAAACAAAAGCTTGCATGAAATCATAGAAAAACTTGAATCTTTATTTTCAACTTTCAACAAACATTTCTTTAATGGCGAACTTGAAAAGCCTATTATAACCATTTCACCCGATACAACCAAGGGTGCTTATGGATGGTGTACTTCATGGAAAGCCTGGAAGCACAGTCCTGATGATAAAGAAGGATACTATGAAATCAATATGTGTGCTGAATATCTGAACAGACCTTTCTTGGATACATGTTCAACATTGATTCATGAAATGGTTCATCTGTTAAACTTACAGAATAAAATTCAGGATACATCAAGAAGCGGAAAGTATCACAATAAGAAATTCAAAGAAGTTGCTGAACAGCATGGTCTTAAAGTGGACAAGTCAGAGAAATATGGTTGGGCAATTACCGTCCTTACAGAAGAAGCTGCTGAATGGATAAAGTCAACCTATAAAGATGATAAAGGATTTGAATTGTTCAGAAGCAAGCTTCCAAAGATTAAAGCTTCAAGTTCATCTTCATCAAGAAAGTATGTATGCCCTGGGTGTGGAACAATCATCAGAGCAACCAAAGAAGTCAGGGTCATGTGTGCCGATTGTGAACTTGAATTTGAAGAAGAAATCTAATTTGTAAGTTTGCGGCACTGCACCTTGAAAAGTGAATACAGACCAGTAAAAGACATGGAACAACCCCCATGTTGTAATAACCTGGTTGAATAAGCTTTATGAAAGGGGGTGATATCAAGTGGCAGGTTATAAGCAAGTTACAAATAAAGATGCTGAAATTTTCTTGAAACTTTATAAGAAGTACCTTCTGCTGAAAGTTAAGGAAATGGAAGAAATTTTGAAAACATTACCCACTAATGTGATTGAAAGATGCTTCAATAGTGCTGAATTCTATGACAAGGGATTTGACACTTCAAAAATTGATGAAACTGAATTTGGATTTGGCGGTCTGCATGGTTATTCCAAAATTGTTGATGTTTCAAATGCATTGTATATATGTAAGCAACTTGATAGTGAAGGCAAGCTTGATGAAACCATGAAAAGATATGGCTTCAAAGTGAAAAGAAATAAAATTGGTGTACTTGAACGGAAAGGAAGTGATTAAATGATTGATGTTGTATTTGACTATTCCAAGGTAAGGGGAAAAATTAAAGAAGTTTTTGGAACACAGTCTGCTTTTGCATCCGCAATGGGAATGTCACCTGTTTCCTTGTCCGAAAAGCTTAACAATAAAGTGCAGTTTAGTCAGAAGGAAATCGACAGGGCATGTGTTTTGCTGCAAATTGCAAAAGAAGATATCCCCATATATTTTTTTACACCAAAAGTTAAGGAAACTTAACCAAGTTAAAGAAAGGATGGTATCAAATGAGTTTTTCAGAACAGTTGAAAAAAGCAATGTTGGAAAGAAACATGACACAGGCTGAACTTTCAGCACTTACTGGAATCGGAAAGTCATCAATCAGTCAGTACCTTTCAGGTAAAAATGAACCAAAAGAACTTGCGTTGAACAAGATTGCAGAAGCACTTGATTGTTCAGTTGCTTTCCTGAAAGGTGAAACGAATTGCAGCGATTCAAC